ATGGTTTTGGGTAATGTAATTGATCTAACCATGCATAGCCACAATGTTCATCGTTTAATGTGGGTATGAATTCTTTCTCTATCTTGCAAAAAAATGTATGATAAGTGAATGTATTATTAACAAATTTTTGAATGGGTATTAATTTTGCATCGTTGGGAAAATAACTTATTTCTTCTAAGCATTCACGTTCAAGACCTTCAAACAGAGTTTCATTCTGTTCTATTTTGCCGCCGGGTATACCCCAATTGCCCGGATTCTTATCATCACTGCGTAATAGGTATAAAAATCTTTGAGTGTCTTGTGAATAAAAGAATACACCTGCAGAATTATTATAGATGATATTAGTCATACTATGATTTATCACAGTATTAGATTACGATAGAATAATCCCCTTGCTCATACCATCCTTCGTATGATTTCATCCACATACTTTCTGCCCAACGATATTGAACTTCAGTCGTTAGGTTAGTAACATATTCAAGATTCAATGTGTTAACACTATCAAAACTTACTACCCAATCAAGACCATCAAATTCAATAATGTCATTAGCATTAGCAACTACATTACCCCATGCAATAGATGGATCAGTATTCAATTCACTGCCAATAGCCTCTACAATAAGATAACGCTGACCTGATTCAGCCTCTGGCAATCCATGACCTGGACCTTTTAGTAACGGGTTGACAACACTATCTACAGCCTGCAAAGTATTTTCTGGCAATGTGTCAACGTCAATGTCATATATTAATAATCTATCATCAGTTGGATTAAACGCAATTGTACCTACAATCTCGGTATCCATATATGGATTCTGTAACCAAATCTGACTGATACCGGGGCGTACAGTGCCATATACATTCAATACGCTTTGCCAATACACGGTTGTATCAGGGTTAGTTGGTAAATCTAAGTCTGTATTTCTTGGATAAAAAGCCTCGTTGCTAGGTAATATTTGTAATGTGTTACCTATGAACAATATTTTATAACCATAGGGGGTAATCTTTTGTCTAGTTCCCAATAACATATCATCATCTTGCATATCTGTAAGAGCATTGCCCTTAAATATACTAGCAATAATTTTATGAATAACACCAAGTTTCTTAATCTTAGCAGGACTGCTAATCCAGATTGGCATATAAAACTTCCAAGTCAACACATCAATAGGGTTGCCAGTACCTTGTGGTATTGTTCTACTACTGAATGTCAATCCATCTTGATATACAACACTTAAACTGGTCCAATCAATAAAGTTATCTGTGCTTTGTAGTTCCATACTAGGATTGAATAATACACCTAGTTGTTCTATCAATTCTAATTTTTGCAAATAGTTAGTTGTCCAAAAATCTACTGTTATTCGTAATGTATAAGGAACTGGCATTACACGTTCTACTGTAAATGCTTGCCCTTGTGTTGTTTGATAACTTTGAGTCTCTGTATTATACTGACGTTGACGAACACTTACCTTATCAATAAAATAAGGATCCTGTGTTCTTTTCTGATCATATTCTAATCCACTAATGTAATACGTAATCAAAGGCGCGCTAGGTAAACTGCTAGGACTATTCTGTGCAATTTGCGTACTAGCCATACGACTTGAATCACCATACTGAATAGGGACACGTATAAGTATGTCATTACCTGCAGGGTCTTTGCCTTTAGTTACTTGCCAATTGCTGAAAATTCTTGCAAACTGAATTAAGAATCTTCTTATTTGATTGTCGTAAAAAAACTGTGCCATTATAAACCTTAATCTGGTTGTATCGTCAATAGTGTTGACAATGGTTGCTGTTGTGGTACTACTGTACCATCTGTTAATGTTAATGTTTGTGTATTGTTGATGAAAGATGACAATTGTGATTGTTGTCCTGGTACAGTAGAATCAAATGCTACTCCTGCACGTGAACTCTGACCAATTCTAATCCATAGTGAACCGTCCCAACGATATAATAAGTTAGGTAGATAATCTGTACGTAAGAAGTAATCTCCTACTGCGGGTTGTACAGGGAAAGTTATACCTGATCCAACTGGGAATCCATTAGGTGCTGTCCCGTCCCCGATCATGTAACCATCTGTATAACCAAATCCTTGTGGGCTTGATCGGGTTACATATACAAATCTAGGATCACAGTCAGCACGGAAATCCATTTGTTGACTAATTGTATATGGGAAATTAGGTTCAATTGTAATCTCAGTACCAGCTGGCATAAAGGCTACTGTAGGAATATCTACAACAAATGTGTTGTTTACTCTATCCACACTAACAATTCGTGTACCATAGTCAAATATATCTGTTCTTGTACCATTTACTGATGAAATAAACGCTGATAGATTGTTCAATGGTGCAATGTCTTGAGTAACATTTAAAGGTTGCACACTAATAACGGTACTTCCAATTGGTACTGCTAGTGACGTAAGAGTGAATGTCGGGAAGTTGTCTGCGGTACTATATGTATTATCTGCTGTACCATATGGAGCAGAGACAGGTCCAGTAGCTTTAGCCAACAACACTAATGTACCATCTACCTGACCACTACCGGTGTCAGTACGTTGTGGCGCTAATTTTGCAGTCTTTAGAGTGATTGCAAGTTGTTCACGTAATTTATCAGCATCGTTGCCGGTTAAACTCCATAATTTTTTACGAGCCTCAGCACCTATTCTAAGCACTGGACTTGGATTCTTGTACATAGGATTTGACATTAAGAATACAGTAGCTCTAGTTGGTACAGGATTTCCAGTTGGTGCAATAATATTGACTGGAGGTTCCGGTTCACCATCTAATGTAGGTACAAGATACAATTGACTTCTATCGTAACCTGTCTTAGGTAATAATCTACTTGCTTCTGCAATCACTGCATCATTGATTTCAATGTTCTTATTGTATCTACCTATAATATCACGTAGATTATCAGCAGTACTAAGCTGCCAATATAACGGATCCGTTGGGGCGACCCCTGCAGGTACTGTGGTGCCACCTGGACTTGCCCCGGTGATTGTATAAGTCTTGTCACCATATTGAATTGTATATGTTTGTCCTGCAGGAATGATATATGTTTTAGTAGGATCCCAATCACCTAAGAAGTTATCTTTTTCTAACGGCTGACTTAATATGTTGCTAAATTCTTGACTATCAACTAATGGTTCACATTTCACACGCCACAAGTGTGGGTACCATGTTTGACTAAAACCTTCACTAGCAAAGTTACCATCAGTAACTTGATAATATCTACGCAACCCTACTGGTATAGTTTCATTGAGTGGATGATAGTCAGTCAAGTGAGGCAACTCTAATACGTCACCTACCATTAATTTACGACCTATTAGTTCTATCATATCATTATAATGTATAGTTATAAAAATGATATCATTGTTTAGAAACAATCCAAACTGACTTAGGTCAAAGTCTAAATTCATTACATTATAGTGACCACGAATTCTATAAATGCTAGTATCATACTTTCTATCACGATTTTCTAAGAATAGTAAATCCTGTATGTTAGTCGGGTCCAGAGTATCGTATTGAGGTTGTGTCAAATCAGCACTAGCCCCGGTATCTGGTATGCCTAAATACTTGTGAACATATAAATCCGTTCCTCCCACGACAAACATCTCCTTGATTGTTCTATCAAGGAATCTATAATCATTTGATTTCTGTGGACGATATAATGAGAGTCTAGGCATGTTGTTATCCGTTTACTTAGTATTTATGTCTAAAGTATTACCTATAGAACTTGACAAATAATGGAATATCATATATAATACATGAATCGTAATAGGAGAACACATGGCGACACGTAAACCCAAACCAACTTCTGACCACTTTGTCAAAGCACTAAATCCACGTGATGCTGACACAAAATATATGGGTGAAGAACCCTTCTTCCCATTGCAACCCGATAGTGATCGTAGAACTTTGGCATTGACACAAAGTTTTACATGGTACAATCGTTTTTATGGTAAAAAAGATGCCAAAGAGTTGCTTTGTTCATACTTAGAATATCATAATCGCATTGTTGAAGCCAAACATTTGCGTAAGGTTCACGAATCTGAGTTTTTGATGACATTGTGCTGGCTAGCCCGCATGACATTGCGTGGACTGGAACTTAATGAACATGAATCAACTACCCTTGAAAATGAGATAAGCCGTTTGTACAAATTGGTCAACAAACCCGAAGTGGTTGAAAAAGA